CCACTATCTCTCTGGTTTCGAGCATTTCGATGTTAGGCATTTGGGCTCCTTTGCGGCTGAGTGTAGGTGTGTCCTTGTATGAGTATAGTATAACATACAATGCAGTATTAGTCAAGTCATTCACTCAACTGCCTTCGAAGAGGACGGCGCTAGAGCGATGACACAAATTACCTTCGCCTTCGCGCAGTACGTGCATGACGTGCTCTCCGGTAGACAAGTCGCCTGCAAGTGGGTCCGGCTGGCGTGTGAGCGTCACGTCCGCGACCTGGAGACGGGCCACGAGCGGGGATTGCATTTTGACGAGACGGCCGCGCAGCTCGTCATCGCGTTCTTCCGGCTCCTGAAACATAGCAAGGGCGAGTGGGCCGGGACGCCGGTGTACCTGGAACCGTGGCAGCAGTTCGTCATGGGGTCGCTCTTCGGGTGGAAACGAGCGGACGGGACGCGGCGGTTCAGGACATCGTACCTGGAAGTGGGCAGAAAAAATGGGAAAACTACCACCGCCGCAGGGCTCGGGCTGTACCTGCTGCTGGCGGATAACGAGCCAGGGGCAGAGATTTACAGCGCGGCCACCAAGCGAGACCAGGCGCGGTTATCGCACAGCGAAGCGACACGGATGGCGAAGTCCAGCCCACAGATTCGCAAGCTGGTGAGGATATTCAAGGACAATATTCACATCGTAGATACTGCCAGCAAGTTCGAGCCGCTGGGCGCAGACAGTGACACGATGGACGGCCTGAACGTACACGGGGCGCTGGCCGATGAAGTACACGCACACAAGACGCGGGACGTGTGGGACAAACTGGAGACGGCCACCGGGGCACGCAGGCAACCGCTGATGTTCGCAATCACCACGAGCGGATTCGACCGGCAATCGCTGTGCTGGACACAGCACGAGTACACCGAGAAGATACTGGATCAGATCATCGAGGACGACTCGTGGTTCGGGATGATTTATACGCTCGATGCAGAAGACGAGTGGGAAGACGAGACGAACTGGCCCAAGGCGAATCCGAACCTGGGCGTGTCCAAAAAGTGGGACGATATGCGGCGCAAGGCCAAGCGGGCGAAGGAGATGCCCAGTGCGTTGAACGCATTCCTGCGGTTGGAGCTAGATGTGTGGACGCAGGCCGAGACGAAGTGGGTGAACCTGGAGCACTGGAAGCAATGCGGGACGCTGGTCGATGCGGCAGGCCTGCGGGGGCGGACGTGCTACGCGGGATTGGACTTGTCGAGCACCACTGACGTGAGCGCACTGGCGCTGGTGTTCCCGCCACAGACAGACGAGGACGTGTACCAGGTGCTGCTCCGGTTCTGGATTCCGGATGAATCGATGCAGGAGCGGGTACACAACGATCGGGTGCCCTACGATGTCTGGGTGCGGCAGGGATTCATAACAGCCACGCCGGGCAACGTGATCGACTACGACTGGATTCTCTCGCAGATCGACGAGGATATGCAGGCCTACGACGTGGAAGAGTTGGCGTTCGACCGCTGGGGCGCGACGAAGATCCAGACCGATATAGCGGAATTGGGCGGGGACGAGTTCATGGTGCAGTTTGGGCAGGGCTTTCGGTCAATGAGCCCGCCGATGAAAGAGCTAGAAAAGTTGATACTGTCGCATAAGATCGCGCACGGAAATAATCCGGTGCTGACGTGGATGGCGGATAACCTGGTGGCCGCGGAAGATCCAGCGGGGAACATTAAGCCTAATAAAAAACGGTCGCGCGAAAAAATTGATGGAATGGTTGCTCTGCTGATGGCCCTAGATCGCGCTTTGCGGTACGAGGGCAAGCGCCGGTCGGTGTACGAGGATCGCGGATTGGAGGTTGCATGAGGATATTCAACAGATACCCGGTGCTGAAAACAGTGCTGGTAAATACAAAGACGGGGAGCACGTTCAGCGGGGTTCTGTGGCAGAAGCGGCTGGGGTTCCTGGTGCTGAAGAATGCCCGGATGCTGCGGCGCGACAAGGAGCCGATGGCGATGGACGGAGAGGTGGTTGTGCTCGCTGATAACGTGGACTTTATCCAGGTGATTAAGGCGGTGAATGGATGATCGTACAGACGCTGGGCACGCTGGCTGCGCTGGATTCGGGCTACGTCCCGGCGCTGAACTATCGAAGTATCCGGATGTACAACCAGCGGAGCTATGATTATGCGACGCTGTACCGGACACAGCCGAACGTGCGGACGTGCGTGGACTTCCTGGCCCGGAACATCGCCCAGCTTGGATTGCACGTGTTCCGGCGTGTAAGCGACACAGATCGGGAACGGTTGACGGATCACCCACTGGCTGAACTATTGAAACTGCCTCTGCCGGAAGCGATGAAGGTGACGAGATACCGGCTGATCGAGGCGCTGGTCTCGGATATGGGGATCTATTTCAACGCGTACTGGCTGAAGATGCCGCGGGGCGATGGGCGGCTGGCATTGCTGCGGGTGCCGCCTGACGCGATGACGGTGAAGGGTGGTCTGACTCCGGCGGCCTACGAGGTCAATCTCAGCGGCAAGCGGTTCACATACGCGCCCGAGGACGTTGTCCACTTCCGGGGCTACAATCCGGAGAACGCGATCACGGGGCTTTCACCATTGGAGACGCTGCGACGGGTGCTGGCAGAAGAGTTCTCGATGGGTGACTATCGGGAAGATCTTTGGCAGAACGCGGCGCGGATGTACGGGATCATCAAGCGACCGGAGGGGGCACCGGAATGGAGTGCCCAGGCCCGCGAGCGATTCAAGGATGAATTCGAGGCGCTGTACTCAGGATCTGGAAACAGCGGGCGGACGGCGATACTGGAAGAGGGCATGGAGTGGCAAGAGGCGTCGTTTAACGCGCAGGAGAGCGAGTACCTGGGCGGCCGGAAACTGACGCGGGAAGAATGCGCGCGAGCGTACCACATACCGCTGCCGATGGTGGGCATCCTGGAGCACGCGACATTCAGCAACATCAAAGAACAGCATCGCAACCTATATCAAGATTGCCTGGGGCCGTGGCTCAAGATGGTCGAAGAGGACATCGAGCTTCAACTGATGCCAGATTTCGAGGACATCGACGGGGTGTACCTGGAATTCAACATCCAAGAGAAGCTGCAGGGGTCATTTGAGGAACAGGCGACGGGATTCCAGAGCGCGATCGGCCGGCCGTGGATGACAGCGAACGAAGGGCGGGCCCGGATGAATCTACCCAGCCTGGATGGTGACGCTGATGAGCTGGTGACGCCGCTGAATATGATGGTGGGCGGACAGCCCGAGCCAGAGGACAGTGAGCCGTCGGATGAGGCGATACCGGCGGAGCTGCTAGACGAGGAAGAGCCGAAGGGCCGGCAGATTCCCGGGCAGAAGGCGGCGCGGGTAGACCCGACGCTGCCGGAGCTGCGGAAGCGGCACGAGGAGCAGTGGGCGCGGGTGATGGCGAAGACGTTCAAGCGGCAGATGGACGCGATCGTGGGCAAGGTGCCGGAGAAGGCGCGCAAGGCCGTCGTGCTGCTGGAAGAGCTATGGGACAGGGAGCGCTGGAACAGAGAGCTGCAAGCTGACATGTTCCGGATGAACACGGCGACGGCGACGGTGTGGGGCGAGTACATCGCCGAACAGATGGCGTTTGAATTGGAATCGGATCGTATGACTGGCTGGCTGGATGAGCACTCCAGGATTCAGGCAGAGAACATCAATGGATTCACACGTGACGAGATTGGCAAGGCGCTGATCGAGGAGGAGCCACGGTCGGCAGTCCGGCACCTATTCGAGATTGCGATTGCAGTCCGGGCAACTCAGATTGCGGTCAGTGCGGTGACGAGCGCGAGCGTGTTCGGGTCCAACGAGGGTGCGCAGCAGGGCGGATTGAGAACGAAGACCTGGCAGAATAACAGTTCAAATCCCAGATTAGAGCATCTGGCGATGAACGGGGAGACTGTCGGGATCGGTGAGCTTTTCAGTAATGGAATGAAGTGGCCAGGCGATCCTGCTGGCGGTGCTGAGAATAATGCAAATTGTCAGTGTAGCGTGACTTTTGGGAGGTAGGAGATGAAGGAGAAGAAACGCAAGGAATTCCGGGGACGGCTGAAGCTGCTGGATGGTGGTGCACCGGGAGAGTTCGAGGCTACGTTTGCGACGCTGAACGTGATCGACCTGGACGGCGAGGTGACGCTGACGGGGGCCTTCACGGAAGATCAAGCGGTGCGCATCGCGGCCTGGGGCCACAACTGGGGGACGCTGCCGGTGGGGCGAGGCGCGATCCACGAGGATGACGAGAAGGCCATCGTTCGTGGAAGGTTCTTCCTACAGACGGCAGCCGGCAGAGAGCACTACGAGACGGTCAAGGCCCTGGGCGAGCTCCAGGAATGGTCCTACGGATTTCATGTTCTGGATTGGGAAGAGGGTGAGTTCGAGGGGAAGGACGTCATATTCCTGAAGGAAATGGAGGTATACGAGGTCTCGCCGGTGATGCTAGGGGCGGGGATCGGGACGGAAACGACAGACATCAAGGCGCTGCGGGACGTACTCGAAGGCGAGGGCAAGGCAGAGGCGCTGCAGGAATTACACGATCTGTTGATTTCGCTGGGCGCGAAATGCGCCGAGCGTCATCACGAGAGCGAGGGTGACGAGGAGGAGTCAGGCAAGAGCGGAGACGCTACGCCGAGGACTGCCAAATCAAGCACGCTGGCGGCTCGTGTGGCTATGGAACTATTGGATTTTGACAACTACAGCGGGATTGATTCCCGCATCTAGACGGAGGCATCAAATGAACATGAAGGGGTTGCACGAGAAATTGCAGAAGCTGCTCCTGGATGCGAAGGCAGTCTCTGATGTT